CTGACGGGGCGCTCACCTACAACGGGCAGGCATGGAGCGACATGTCAGGCGCAGAACAGCTCATCGTATCGACCGCAATCGTGCGCAAGCTCAATCCTGAATGCGGATTCGTTCTCATGGACAAGCTCGAGCAGATGGACATGGACACACTGAAGGAGTTCGGTGCATGGCTCGAAAAAGAAGGGCTGCAGGTCATCGCCACGAGAGTTTCCACCGGAGAAGAATGCTCCATCGTCATCGAGGACGGCACAGGAATCATGGAGGCACCTGCACCGAAGGAACCGAAGAAGGAATTCACACCGAAGGCATGGACGCCGGGAGAATTCTAAACAAAAGAACGAAAGGAGAACCAACATGAAAAGATATTTTATCGGCTACATGAAGCCCAACGGCTTCTGTGCATATCTCACAACCGACGCAGTTGACGAGTCGGATGCACGTAAACAGTTTTACGAGCTCTATGAGGGCAGAGGTTATAAGATTTTGTGCGTTGCACAGTGCTAAGGAAGGAGAACATAAATGATCAAAGTAACAAGGGGCATCGTTCCCAGAGCAAAGAAGGTCGTCGTGTACGGACCGGAAGGCATCGGCAAGAGCACATTTGCCGCCCAGTTCCCCGACGCAATCATCATCGACGTGGAGGGCTCCACAGCTTCCATGGACGTTGCAAGGATCGAACCGAAGTCCTGGAGCGAACTGCTTAGCAATGTGAAGGATATCACAGCGGGGCTCGTCGACGTACCCTGCAGGACGCTTGTCATTGACACGGCAGACTGGGCGGAAACGCTCTGCGCCGAATCGGTATGCGCACAGAAGCACTGGGACAGCTTATCATCCCCGGGCTACGGCACAGGCTACCGTGTGGCGTGGGAAGAGTTCGGCAAGCTCATGAATGAGCTTTCGACTACGGTCGACAAGGGCATCAACGTGGTCATTACGGCACACGCAGCCATGCGAAAGTTCGAACAGCCGGACGAGGCAGGCTCCTATGACAGATGGGAAATGAAGCTTCAGAACAGCCCAAAGGCGAACATCGCCGCCATGGTCAAGGAATGGGCGGACATGGTGCTCTTTGTCAATTACAAGACCATTGTCGCCGACAAGGACAAGCAGGGCAAGGGCAAGGCACAGGGCGGTCGCCGTGTCATGTACACGGAGCATCATCCGTGCTGGGATGCGAAGAACCGCTACGGACTGCCCGCCATGATGGATTTCTCCTATGAGGGAATCCGCCCGATCATCGAGGGGCAAAGCGCACCGCAGTCGGCTCCTATGCCCGCACCGACACCAGCACCAATTCCCGCAGCTCCGAAGGTCGAGACCGCTAAGAGCGACATGTATTACATGAAGGGCGATGCGTTCATCAAGGTCGCAAAAGGCGAGGAAATCCCCGACCTGACGGGAGCGGTGAAGATTACCAAGCGCGAATTTGACGCAAAGAGGGCACTGAAAGCGCCTCACGAGGTCGTCATGCCCGAGCCCGCAAAAGCCCCCGAAAAGCCCGCTGAGAAGCCTACAGAGAAGCCTACAGCCGAAGCCCTCGGCATTGACCCGGCTATTCCGGAGAAGGTCAGGCGGCTCATGGAGCAGTACAGCACGACCGAGTGGGACATTCAAAACGTGGTAGCGTCAAAGGGCTACATGCCGTATGACATGCCGGTCAAGGATTACCCGATGGATTTCGTCGAGGGATGGCTCATCCCGTATTTCGGCAAGGTCGCCGAGATGGCAGAACAGATCAAGGACAAAGCGGAAATTCCGTTCAACTAATAAAAACATGCAAAGGAGAATAAAACAATGAGTGAAGCTTATATGCCGATTGATGGAGCACTTGATTTTGATTCCGTATTTACCGCAGACGCATCCGCTCCGGAGTTTTCAGTACTGCCGGCGGGTGCATATCCGTTCGTTATTGAGAAAATCGAGAGAGACCATGTGTCGACTGATCCGAGACCAGACGGAACCACGAGCACATACGCCGGCTGCCCGATGGCGAAGGTCACATTTCGCCTGAATGGAAAGGACGCAAGCGGCGAGGATGTGGAAGTACACCGCACTGAGAATTTCATCCTGCACACCAAGTTTATCTGGAAGATTTCACAGCTCTTTATTTCGGTCGGGCTTGCCAAGCAGGGCGAACAGTTCAGGCCGGACTGGCAGGCACTTCCGACACGCACAGGACAGTGCGACGTATCAATCCGTAAATTCAAGAAGCGTGACGGCTCGGACGGCGAGAGCAATCAGATCGACAAGTATCTTGATCCCGCAACGGTCGGACCGACCGCGCCGGCATGGAAGAGCGGATTTTAATCACACTAATCAAGGCAATTTTCGAAAGGACACAACATGAACACAAAGATGGAGCTGAGACCATATCAGGCGGAAGCGGTCTATCGTGTCGAGGAGCAGTGGCGGAGCGGCGTACAAAAGACGCTGCTCGTCCTGCCGACCGGCACAGGAAAGACGATTTGTTTTGCCAAGATCGCAGAGAACTGCGTCAGACATGGCAATCGGGTGCTCATCCTTGCACACAGGGGAGAGCTGCTTGACCAGGCGGCCGACAAGCTGCAGAAGGCGACCGGGCTCGGATGCGCAGTAGAAAAGGCGGAAGAGAGCTGCCTCGATTCATGGTTCCGCGTCGTGGTCGGGTCAGTGCAGACGCTCATGCGGCAGTCAAGGCTCGACCGCTTCGACCCGGAATACTTCGACACGATCATCATTGACGAGGCACATCACGCATTATCGCCGAGCTATCGGGTCATCCTGGATTATTTCGACCATGCAAATGTGCTTGGCGTGACGGCGACACCGGACAGGGGCGACATGAAAGACCTCGGAGCGGTCTTCGAGTCACTGGCGTATGAGTACAAGCTGTCAACGGCGATTCATGAGGGCTACCTGTGCAAGATCAGGGCGCTCACCATACCGCTGAAGCTCGACATCTCAAAGGTCGGCGTATCGGCGGGCGATTTCAAGGCGGGCGACATCGGAACGGCGCTCGACCCATACCTTGAGCAGATCGCCCAGCAAATGGCGATTCACTGCCACGACAAGAAGACGGTCGTTTTCCTGCCGCTGATTAAGACCTCGCAGAAATTCAGGGACATGCTGAACATGCAGGGCTTCAACGCCGCGGAGGTAAACGGCGAGAGCAAGGACCGGGCGGAAATTCTGGCGGACTTTGAGGATGGTAAATACAACGTCCTCTGTAACTCGATGTTACTTACAGAAGGATGGGATTGCCCCTCGGTAGACTGCATCGTGGTGCTTCGTCCGACAAAGGTGCGGTCGCTGTACTGTCAGATGGTCGGACGCGGAACGAGATTATTCCCCGGGAAAGACCACCTGCTCTTGCTGGATTTCTTATGGATGACGGAACGCCACGAATTATGCAGGCCCGCGTCACTCGTCGCATCGGATCCGGACGTCGCAAAACAGATGACCGAGATCGCAGAGAAGCAGGCGGGCGATGATTACGACATTGAGGAAGTCGAGAAGATGGCATCCGAAGATGTTGTAGCGCAGAGAGAGGAAGCGCTCGCGGAACAGCTCAAGGCGATGCGGATGCGGAAGCGGAAGCTCGTCGACCCGCTGCAGTTCGAGATGTCCATTCGGGCGGAAGACCTGTCCGGCTACGTCCCCGCATTCGGGTGGGAAATGGCTCCGGCCTCCGACAAGCAGAAAAAAGCGCTTGAGCAGGCGGGCATATTCCCCGACATGATCGACAACGCGGGTAAGGCGGCGAAGATCCTCGACAGGCTGCAGAAGAGACGGAACGAAGGGCTCACCACACCGAAGCAGATTCGATTCCTTGAATCCAGGGGCTTTGTCCACGTCGGCACATGGAGCTTTACCGAAGCGCGGCGGCTCATCGACCGGATAGCGGGCAACGGCTGGCGGATCCCGAACGGCATCATTCCGCAGGAATACAAACCGCAGGAGTACAAACCGCAGAAAACTACACAGGATAATTTATGGATAACTTAATTGAATTACTGAGCCACGTCGACCCCGCCCTGTGTTCTTATACAGAGTGGTGCGCCTGTGGCATGGCATTAAAACAGGAAGGCTACACGGTTGCGGACTGGGCGGCGTGGTCAAGACGGGACGCCGGACGCTACAACGAAGGCGAGTGCGAAAAGAAGTGGCGGAGCTTCAACGGGGCCTCGAACCCGGTCACGGGCGGCACGATTTATCAGCTCGCCATTCAGCAGGGATGGAACCCACAGGCAGACATTCAAGGCGGTATGCTCGGATGGGATGACACCATCATCGCCGACGGTCACATCATTGATCCGGGCTGGGTGGAATCAAAGGACATCCACGAGCCCGCAAAATGGGACCCGGCGAGGGAAGTCACGCGGTATCTCGAGGCGCTCTTCGAGCCGTCCGAAACTGTCGGCTATGTAGTCAAGTCATGGAAGAATGAAAAAGGCAAGTACGTGCCGAAGAACGCGGGTGCATGGAAGACGGCAGGCGAGCTCATCGAGAAGCTTTCGAAATGCAAGGGCGATATAGGCGCCGTATTTGACGATTACGACCCGAAAGCGGGGGCATGGGTACGGTTCAACCCCCTCGACGGTCAGGGCGCTAAAAATGCCAATGTGACGGAATACAGGTATGCTCTGGTCGAGTCGGACACCATCGAGATTGAAAAGCAGAACGCGCTCCTCCGTGAGCTTGAGCTGCCGATTGCGGTCCTCGTCCACTCTGGCGGGAAGAGCCTTCACGCAATCGTCAGGATTGACGCACCGGATTACACAGAATACCGGAAGCGAGTTGATTTCCTTTACTCGATATGCAAAAAGAACGGGCTTGTCATTGACACCCAGAACCGGAATCCGTCAAGGCTTTCAAGGCTTCCTGGGTGCGTCCGGGGGCAGAACAAGCAGTACATCGTCGACGTGAATATCGGAAAGGCAACATGGGACGAGTGGAAGGAATGGGTCGAATCGGTGAACGACGACCTGCCGGATTTCGAGAACCTTGCTGATGAATGGGACGAGATGCCGCCGAAAGCTCCGGAGCTCATCAAAGGCGTGCTCAGGGAAGGACACAAGATGCTCATCGTCGGCGGAAGCAAGACCGGAAAGTCGTTTTTGCAAATCGAACTCTGCATTTCAATCGCCGAGGGACTTCCCTGGATCGGATGGGAATGCGCACAGGGGCGCGTACTTTACGTTAACCTTGAGCTTGACCGGGCGAGCTGCCTATGGCGTTTCAAGGACGTGTACACGGCAATGAAGCGAAAGCCGAAATGGCTCACGAACATTGACATATGGAATCTGAGAGGCGAATCCGAGAACATGAAAGACCTCGTTCCGAAGCTAGTCAGGCGCGCCAAGAAGCACCGCTACAAGGCCATCATCATTGACCCGATTTACAAGGTGCTGACAGGCGACGAGAACTCTGCCGAGCAGATGGCGATATTCTGCAATCAGTTCGACCGGATATGCAAGGA